TGGCAGGGCATAGCGTTCCGTATGCGAACTTTTTCTTCTGCTTCAAATTTTTTTAAATCTTCACAAACAGTCGCATAATCTACAGTATTCGCACTGTTAGAGCCATTAAAATAAATAACAATCTTGTCATCGTAAAGATATATCCTATTAATTAATACATTAATAATTTGTTTTTTAAATTTATTATCCTTAATGTCACCTCCTCGGATCAGACTTTCTACAAATCCAACAACATCATCTACAGACATTTTAGCCGTAGCAAGAGATTTTTCTCTTGCTATTTCTATATCTATAGTAGATAGTTGCTCGTCAATAGTATTAATTTGTTCATTTAGTTTTGATAAAACTCTAACATTTGATGTTTTAACAAGAGCGTTAGTAAGTTCATCAAGTTGTTTTTCTAGCTTAATCTTATTCTGCTCTAGAACTTCAACTTGTCCGTTGTCAATTTCTGAGTTGTATAAATCTACAACCTTTCTTGCAATCAACTGCAAATTCTTTCTGTCAGAGAAAAAGCTGAGAGCCTGACGAACACAGTATTCTTCAATGCCTTCTTTCTTTTCTCTCTTTTTGTCACAAATTCTCAATTTTTTCTTTCTGCTGCCACATACATAGTAGTAGTACTTATATCCACTATGATTTACAGCAGATTCACCCAACATAGCTTCACCACAGTGGCCGCAGAACAGTTTACCGCTCAGCAGATACTCAACCTTTGCTTTCTTGCGTGAGGCATCACGCTTATTTCTTAGCGCCACTTTTTGAACTTTATAAAATAATTCTTCGTCAATAATCGTCGGAATACCGTCTTTGATTTCCATATCCTTATATACATAGATACCGATATACCTTTTATTTTTTAACAGTTGCGACAAGCTTGTGATTGTAAATTTCTTGCCTCTCTTAGTCTTGTAGCCTCTGTTATTTAGCTCAGTTATGATTTCTTTCTTGCCTTTGCCGTCTGCGTACTCCCTGTAAATGTACTTAACGATTTCGGCTTCTTCTTTGTTGACTACATACATTTTATTAACTACATCATAGCCAAGTGGAGTACACCCGCCGATGGTCTGACATTTTAACGCTGATTCTCTCATTCCACGCTTAACATTTTCTGCTAACTGCTTAGAGTAAGCGTCTGCCATGGCGTCAAGGATAGCCTCAAGTATAATAGCCTCTGAGCCTTCACCCACGCTTTCCGTCACTGATGTGACAGTAACACCGTTATTTTTTAATGCTCTACGATAAAAAGCACTATCATATCTATTGCGAGCGAAACGGTCAAACTTCCAAACGAGGACCACCTGAAACTGCTTGTTTTCACTGTCCTTAATCATTTGCTGAAAGTCGGGTCTGTTATCATTAGTTCCGGACATGGCTCTATCAACATATGTGCCGATTATTCGCATATTGTGAGCTTCTGCATACTGAGTGCAGTAACGGACTTGACCGTCAACAGACTGCTCTTGTTGGTTGTGGCTAGAAAATCTAGCATAAATCACCGCGTTAATTTTTTCATTCATTTTTAATTCACCTTTTTATTTTTGAGTATTTTTAACGTTTATAATTCTTCTACATTTTTAACTTCTTTGACAATCTTAATAATATCGACAAAGAGTATTCCACACGCTAGTGCATCAGCAAGTGCAGTATGATAGTTACTACATTGTATGTTCTGCTCCTCACACAAGCTAGATAGCTTATAACTATCTAAGCCTTTAATTTTGTTTTTTGCTAATGTATAAGTATCATAAACCTTGTCAGTGTGTTTTGATAAATCAAGACCACTAACGTGAAGAAACTTCATATCAAAACCTGCGTTGTGAGCAACTATTGCAAAATCTTGCACAAAATTTTGAAAATCTGCACATACTTGTGCAAAAAGCGGACTATTAGCCACCATCTCGTCGGTGATGTGGTTAATGGCAGTTGCATCAGCTGGGATTGGATTTCTTGGCTTTAAATATGTATGATATTTTTCTGTTGGTTTAAAATCAACAAACTTAACTGCTGCAAGTTCGATGATGTCATTGCCTCCAACCTTGAGTCCGGTTGTTTCGCAGTCAATTGCAACAAAATTCTTAATCTTATTACAGTTAGTAGTTTTAGTTATATTCTTATAATTCACAATTGGATTGTGTAATTCTTTCTTTCTCAATACTTTGTCATTACTCAATATAGTCTTATGTTCTGCTACATGATCCGCAATGCAGTTAAAAGCATCAGTAAAGTACTGCTTATAGTCATAGACAGCAGGACAACTACTATGTTCAGTACAACAATATACATTAATAGCTTCATCAAGCGTAAAGCTCTTGATTTCTTTCTTTTCTTCCTGAATCGGTACAGCAGTAATGCTATTATTAATTTGTTGTTGATTTTGTAAATTGATGTTATTAGATGTGTTATTTTTACTGTCTTTATGAGTAAATTTGTTAATTGCAATAAAAATAAAGCCAAGCACAATTAAAAAAGCTGAGCCAAGAAACAAGTTCAACTTGTCGTTCTCAGTAAATAGTCCCAATAGCCCGATAATTCCGATTGATATACAGATGATCCCTGCAATGTTTAATGCTGATTTCTTTTTCTTCATTTTTTAAGCTCCTTTTTATTTCGCAAAAGTTTTTTTATTATATATATGTAAGCACTAATATATAATATCTAATTTAATTATACTATAAAAAGAAACAAAATAAAACAAAAAGAATTAAAAATAAATGGAAAAATTTACTTGTTGAATTGTGGAAAATACAAAAGTATAATCTAAGCAAGATATAGTATCATTTGTGCCGTACAAAATAACTATGTCGGAGGTTTTTATTATGCTTGGCAAAAAGACAAAACTCGTTAAAAACATCGTTGAACTTATTAAGATTGTCGCAAAAGTTGCGAAAGTTTCTCAACTCGAACGCATATACAAGTACATAGTGATGATTTACAGAGAATGAAAGCATTATAAAAATAACAAAATGGGAAGGACAAATTTGTCCTTCCCATTTTTCTTTTAGTCTTTAGAATCGTTGGCCAACAACTCTACTGCTTGAGCAACTATTTCTCTTTGTTTAGTATCTAAATTTAGATACTTAAGTAAAACTTTTTCTTGTAAGTTCGTCAATTTGTATTTTTTCGACAGTTCATCAGTAATAACTCTATCAGTCTCAATAAGCATTTCGCCCTCACCGGTTTCCAGCCATAAAGGATTGACGTCGAAAACTCTACTTATTAGCTGAGCCGTTAAAGGCTTTAATTCTGTTCTGCCTTGTTCAAGATTACCAATAAAGTTAACAGATACACCGAGCTTCTCGCCGAACTCTGTTTGAGAAAGTTTGAAATGTTTTCGCACTCTTCTAATTTTATCAGCAGTAGTCATTATCTCACCTCCTTTAATATCATTATACTATATATAAAATCAGTTGTCAACGCATTTTTATTTAATTTTTTTGCAAAAATCCGTTGACAAATGATTTACAATGATATATAATAAAATCAGTTGAGAAAGGATTACAAATCCTTTGTGAAAGGAGTATTTATTATGACTACAAAAAAAGAAAATGCTGAAAAAATGGTTGAAAAACTAGTTCAAATTCCGGAAAACAATCTTCAGTACATTCTTGGCTTTATTGCCGGACTGGAATCAGCTAAGGCAGAAAGCACAGAACAAGAGCCACCAAAGGCTTCTTAATCAGGAGGTGAGATAATGCAACCTTTGATTGCAAAGAGAACTGCTGACGGTCAGTTTGTAACAGTGCAAGAACCTTCAGCAGTGAAACTTGATAAAAAGCAAACTGAAAACCTAGCAAAAGTCTTGTTAGAGGCAATGTTAAGAAAGGAGGAAGTGAAAAAGTGAATAGAGTAGATTGCGTCGAAAACGATCAGCCAACACAAATAGCTGTTGTATATTTCGAAAAACCAACAGAGTACACCGATAATGTTCAAAAAATATACATAAACGATAAAACTTATGTAATATCTCGCACTAGAGGAACGATTATCTTATCTTTATCAAGCGTGGAAAGAATCGAAATAAAATGATGAAGATAAAAGGAACTGGTAATTGCAGTAAGTGTAGGCACATCTACTGTCAGAGCCGAGACAGAGGCATTGCTTGCAGTTACTACTCGCAAAGAAAGGAAGATTATGTTGAACACGTTAGGAATAGTAGTAATGATGATACTGTTAATCATTGTAGTGATAGTAACATCACAGTGGGACAAGGAAGCCCAAATCAGGAAGATATATGATAAGTATCTTCTTGATATTGTAGAAGGCAAACAAAAGTTCGCTGAAGAAAATTTAAAACTTTGCCAAGAAAACATTAACTTGTCAAAGCAACTTAATGCAGCCCAAAACGATATTAAGATAGTTGAAGATACCTACAAGACTAAGATTGATGAGCTTGAGAATGAAATCGTCAATCTCAATTATAAAAAGCAACTTGAAGATGGAACTCTTGAATTCAAGGACATCTTAGAAGTGGCAGAGGTACAAGAAAATGAAGAAGCAAAAGATTAAGCTAATAGGCTTTTTACTGTTAATGATGGCGATAGTAGTTATAAGTCTTAGCTGTCATATAAGCATTAACACTAAGTACGGCGGTATCTTCTTACTTCCGGCACTGTATATCCTGCTAACTTATACAGTACCGAAGATGGTGAAAGATTATGTTAGAGAGTTTAAAAGCTCTTATAACAAGTACGATTACGCAATCACAAAAAACCAGTTTTGTGACAAGTGCGTCTATGAAGCCACCGGCAAGGAAGCTGAAGAGTTGGAACATAAAGTTGAAGGTGAGGAAATTAAAAATGTATGAAAATAAAGACAGACAACTAGAAGAAAATCAAAGAAAGGATGATAAACACAATGGATGAATTAAAACACAAAGTAATACACGAAGAAGTCGACAAGTCAATAAGGAATAAGAATGACTCTTTCGTGCTAGTTACAGGAATTCTCGACGACAACGCAGAGCAAATGTTCTGTGCTACGTCAATGTTTGGAACTAAGAACGAACTTGTTGGACTAACGACTCAGTTATTTTTGACTTTTTGTCAAAAATTTAGTGCAAGCGATATGCTCAAAATAATTGAAGAATCATATGAAAATGCATTACAAATATACGGAGAACAGAAAAATGAATGAAACAGAAAAGATATTGTGTAGTATCGGAATAACTCCGAATTTCAAGGGGTACGGATACATACTTGAAGCTGTTAACATCTTGCATGAACACCCGCACAAGCCTATGGAAGGTTTGTACAAGGAAATTCAGCGCAAATACAAAGTTAGAACTTGGCAGGCAGTGAGAAATGCTATCAGATACTGCGTAGCAAGATTGCAAGTCAAGAGCAACAAAGAAGCATTTGAGAAGATTTTTGGAATCAAACTACAAGAAGATACTAACATTAAGAATAGTGTGTTTTTGCAGTTGATTGCAAAAAAATAATGAGGACCACCAAAATTATTTGATAGTCCTCACACTCAAAAATAAAAAAGTGAGCGGTTTATTAACCGTCACTTAAATTATAAAGAAAGGATAGCCGAATGTCAAGTAATATAGATAAAATCGTACAGAAGAATATCGATGTTACTTGCAAAGGTTGTCCTATTTTTTTAACTGATAACCCGTATGGGTATCAACTGAATTTGAACAACTCATATATAAGAAAAATATATGAGCGGTACAAGTTTAAAAATGGACTGGCTACTCGTTACCCCATCTCTGATGAGGAACGAGAAAAGTTTGAAGAGTTGACAGTTAATTATCTAATAACAAAGAAAATCATTAAAGAATAAGGAAGAAACTATGAGCACGGAAAATGAAATCATACAGAAGGCTATCAACAAGATTGATACAGAAGCTGACAGAATGAAAGACGATACAGCAGTAAGAATTGCTAGCTATATCATAGATAACTACATTACCAGTGCAGAAAACGCTGAAAAGGTAATGAACAAGACACTATCTGATTGTATCAGCAGTGTCAGAAGTAAAGCAAAGAAACAAGCCAAAAACGGCTACGCGATGATTGAAGATAGAACCGTATGGAATTGGGTCAAGAAATTCTACGAATTTGTTACTGATGAAGTAGTAGAAACTCAAGCTACTGTACCGGTTGAAGAACCAAAAGAAGAGCCGGGCCAACAAGGACCAGTTAACCTTCTTGATTTTCTTTAATTTTTTCGGAGGTTAAAGAAAATGAACAAGAGAACTATTGAGATGGTAATGCACAACCCACCTGTATTACCTCGAACTTTTGAGGAAGATATAAAGAAAGAGCTGTGTAACAACTATGCTTTCGCAGACAAGAATGGTTTTTACTGTACCGCCTGTAAAAAGTATTACAAAAAACAGACAGGAAGACTTGTTGACAACGAATATAATCACAAAATTGAACTTGTCGCAGAACGGAAGCACAGAGATGTGAGAATGTGCCCTTCTTGCTACAAGCAAGTCAAGAAATATGATGCCTGGCGAGGCAGAAAAACGCTTGAGCAGAACGGATACATAGTAATTCTACAGAGCAAAGCCGGTGGTGCTTTCATTCGTAGTTTTTATATATGTATCGATTATGACATTCCTACATCAAATGAACCAAGAATTACTTATTCAGAAGATAAGAGAGTCTTCTTGAGAAATGGTGAAAGCCTCATATTAGGGCGTGCTTACTGTTATGAGCCTTATTGGGGTGAATATCCTGATAGCCGGTACTGTAGTTTTGATAATGTTAACAATTCAAAGCACTATTTTTATCAAGTTGACAAAATCAGAGAACCAAAAATGAGCCGCTATGACCTCTTTGGCCATTATAGAGACAAGCCTACTCACTATTTCTATTTTAATGATAGTAACTTAAAAAACACTAGTTTAAAATATTCAAAGTTAGACAAATACAGAAATTTTGAGCCGGGTGTTTGTGATGAAGACAAGTTGCTTGTCTTGTTTTTATATTACAGTAACAAATATCCGGTACTGGAGAAATTATTGCTTGAAGGCTTCGAAATGGTAGTTAGACAGTTTGTAAACTTCAAGAATGGATATTCTCACTATTATAGTTCTAAATTCAAAGGCGGAATTTTCAATTTCAGAAAATCAACAGTAGCGGAAGTTTTCAAATGTAACAAAGCAGAATTAAGAAAAATCAAAAAGAAAATTCCCAACCCACTTGCAAGAACCCAAAGTGCCATCATAGAAGAATTATTCTTTATCAGAAATAAAATATCTGTAACAGACGCGTACTACCTCAGAAGCACAGATATTATCTATCATCAAAAACAACTTGACTTGCTACATAAGTATCGTAGCTATCATAAGATTGTTAAATACTTCAAGCAACAAAATTTAGAAACTTTTCGTGATTATAACGACTATCTAATACTACTAGATAGATTGAATATTGACAAAGATAACGAAAACACCCTATTTCCTTCAAATTTTAAAACTGCTCACGATAGTGCAGTCCAAATGCTTCAACAAAAAGAGGACGAAGAAAGAAAAGCAAAGTTAGAACAGAAACTAAGCAAGTTTAACAAATTGCTTAAGAAGTACAAGAAGAAATACACTTACAGCAGTAAAGGACTTATTATTCGTCCGCTTGTCTCAATTGATGAAGTGTATGAGGAAGCCCAACAACAAAATAATTGCGTTTACACAAATTATTGTGAAAAATACCTCAAAGGAAAAACAATCTTACTAGTAGTGAGAAAGGTGGCAGAGCCGGACAAGGCTTACTGCACCGTTGAAATCTCACTTAACGATGAATTGATACAGTGCCGAGCAAAAAACAATGCTTCAGCACCGGCAGAAGTCAAAAAATTTATGGATGAATTTTTAGAATTTATTCACAACAGTAAAAATCTCAAAAAAGAAAGGAAAGCAAGTTAATGAATGAATTAATTAACACCACTGCCACATTGGCAGAAACAAAGGAAGAAAGAGCAAATGCCTTGCACGCAAGCATAATGCTTAATCAGAGAATGCTAGCAACTGCATTAGTTAATGTTTGTCAAAATCTAAAGACAATGAGAGATGAAAAACTTTATCTTTCACTGGGTTGTTCTACTTTTGAACAATATACAGAAGAAAAAGCAGGAATTAAGAGCCGTCAGGCTTACGCCTACATCAGTACATATGAAAAACTTGGTAACAAGTTTATTGAGGCTAACGAAAGTTTAGGCATCACCAAGCTTGAATTAATAAGTCAAGTTTCGGCACTTGACAGAGAAGAAATTACTGAATCTGCTGAGGATATGACAGTCAGAGAACTTAAAGAAGAAGTTAAGAGGCTCCAGGGACGAGGTGAGCAACTCTCTTTCAACTTTGAACAACAAGCAGAAGAGCTCAAACAAGCTAAAGTGGATAGCAAGAAGAACAGTGAACTTGTTGCGAACTTAGAAAATAAGAACAAGCAGTTAGAAACTGAATTAGTACAGCAGAGAGAAAAGTCAGCTACTGCGATTGATGATGCAGTAGCTGAGAAGCTCTCAGCAGAAATCGACAAGGCTTTAACTGCTGAGCGTGAAAAGCACGAAGAAGATTTGCAGTCAACTGCAAAGGAACTAAAGCAGAACAAAGAACTGGCGCTAAAGTTAAAGCAAGAAATGTTGCAGAATCAGCAAGAATACGAAAACAAGATTGCTGAACTTGAACAATCTTCTAAGAAGTCAACTTCTACAATTGACGAAAATCTTATTAATTTAAAGATACAGTTTGACAATCTACAAACAACAATCGCAAAGATTGAGAGTTTAATTGCTTTAGTTGCTGATGAACAGACAAGGAAGAAGTTAGCTATCGCTATTGCGAACTTGCTATTTGCAAAAAGTGATTTAATTCAAAAAATTGCGGAGGCTTGACGAAGTGAAAAAAGTAGCAACTTGGGAAAAAGTTGGGTATCACCTTGAGTGTGAAAGAATAACAAGAGTTGGCATTTATTTTAAATGTTCTAACTGCGGATACAAAGTATTTGCAGTTAGAACAGGAAACGGATACAAAACAGGCAATTATTGTCCAAACTGCGGAGCGGAAGCAAAACAAAGCAAATAGGATTTTAAGAAAAAACGCAAGGGCTGAAATGCCCTTGTACCTCCCGCTTAAGTAATTAATTAAGCGAGGAAAATATATAAAAACTCAAAAATAAAAAAGTAAAAGGAATTGGAAATGTATTACTATAAGAGAACTGTCAAAAGCGGATACTTGGCTGAAATTGAATACATTAAAAGTTTGAAGCCTCGCAACAAAAAGAATGTTGCAAGAGGCAAGAATATTTGCAAAACCAAAGAACAGCAACAGAAAGCAAATAAGATAAGAGCAATTAAGAACACTCAGAGACTTATCTGTTGCAACTTCTCAGCTGGTGATTACTTTGTGCGTTTGTCCGCTCCAACCGAAACTTTCACCGAAAGTGAATTTAGGAAAGAAGTCAACAAGTTTATAAACCGCACTAAGTACCACGCAAAGAAAAACGGCTTAGAGGTCAAGTACATAGGCTTTATTGAGTGTGGCGTGCGTGGGAAAAACTGGCACTTGCACATTATCTTATCTGCTGAGATAGTCAAAATCGCTCGTGAACAGTGGAAATGGAAAAATGGCATTAATCTTCAACCACTTTACGAAGATGGTCAATTTTTCAAGCTGGCTGAATACATACGCAAAGATATACAAGGTTCTAAGCGATTAATGACAAGCAGAAATCTCACCAAGCCGGAAATCAAGGTTGTAAAATGTGGGAAAAGGCGATTTGCAAAGCTCGAAAAAGGCGAAATTGTTGATGTACCTCAAAAAGGCTATACGCTTGTATCTGATTACTGTCCGTTAGACGATAGTTGGGCTTGTAGTTATTCATTTACTTTTTTTAATTCATCAATATTTTACGAAAAAGGAAGGCTAAAACAATGAAATGTAAATTTCCAAATTTAAAGTGTGTGTCAAGGTCCGGCACTGAATGTAAATTGAATATTTGTGCTCTTGAAAACGAAGAGACAGAAGTAAAACACACATTAGTAAAAAAGCAAGGGAAAATTTGTCCGATCTTGAAGAAAGAATGTATCAAGGAAAGTTGTGAGTGGTACTGCAAAACTTTTAACTGTTGTGGAATTTACAGCATAGTAGAAAATTGGTAAGAAGAAAGGAATTTGAGAATGACAAAATATAAAGGAATAGCCTCAACAGAGGCAGAACAGCAGAAACAAACTTGAGGCTATGAATCTAAAATGTGAAGGTGTTAAGCCTGGTGTGCCTGATTTATTTCTACCGGTGGCTAGAGGGGGCTTTTTCGGGCTGTATATCGAAATGAAATGGGGTAAGAACAAAACTACCGATTTGCAAAACAAATGGTTAACTGAACTAGCAAATCAAGGCTACTACTGCGTAGTCTGTCGTGGTTTTGCTGAAGCAAGAGAAGAGATAGAAAAATATATCGTACTTGCAAGAACACAAGTACAGAAATAGCGTTTTGCGGTTGAACGCAAAAAAAGGAGCAGTCAAAATGAGTGAAAGAATCAAGAAAGAATGTATGCTTTGTGGTGACATCTTCACCGCTAGAAACAGTAAGAACAGAATGTGTGACAAGTGCAGAGAATTAACATATCCACATTTGGCTAAACAGAGAAACAAGAAAAGTAACTTTAAAGACCATCTTTGTGTGGAAGTACATCGACTGAAAATGTATAACCATCAGAACGATACTAGACTGACTTATGGACAGTGGAAAGGTCAGAAGTATCTAGGTAAGATTAAATAATTGGTACAGCGGTAAAGGAGAAAATTATGACACTTGCAGAACTCAGAACACTTAAGAACAAATATCCGGGACTAAAAGCAGAAAAGCTAGACTTAGAAGATGAGAAAGAAGAGATTGAAAATAAGACTATCACTGACACTGTCAAAGGCTCATCGACAGAATATCCGTATCTGTCTGTACCGGTTGAAATTGAGGGTCATAAACTAACATCAGCAGATAGACACAAACTAGCATTAATTGATAGCAAGATAACGACAATAATTGACACACTAACGTTGATTGATAAATTAATTGATAACATTGAAGATAGTACAGTAAGATATGCAGTAAGACATTACATCAAGAAAGGCGAAAGTTGGAAAGAAATTCATCAGCAGCTAGGAAACTATAGTAGCAATCGTAGTGAGGCAGCTTTGAGAATGAAGGTACAAAGAACTATTAAATATTTTTAATATGTTCTATTTGTTCTACAAGTTCTATTTCATTATGATATTATCATAATGAGATCAAAAGGTAGTAAGCCTACTGATTGATTTCAACTCATAGTTTTCTTAATAGTTGACTCAATAGGGTGTGGCCTTTAGGCTGGTTTGAGGTCACACCTAAACCGTCATGGCAAGAGGTGTTGCAAATGGCTAAAGAATTTGCAAAGGCATTTTATTCATCATCAAGATGGAAGAAATGTAGAGACACATTCATTCAAAACAGAATGTTGGAAGATGGTGGCTTGTGTCAAGAATGTAAAGAACAGCTTGGTTATATAGTTCACCACAAAGAACACCTAACACCTGAGAACATCAACAACCCAAATGTGACATTGAATGAGAACAACCTCGAATGGGTTTGCAAAGAATGTCACGACAAGTTGCATAATGTTTTTCAAAGAGAAGAAAGAAAATATTTTTTCGATAAGGAGGGAAATTTCATAGTCCCCCCTTAATTTTTTACCAAAATTTACCATTGTGGAACCGAGGGAGGGGCTCGATAAAAGACGCAGGTCGTGCGTATGACCCCCCTCCCCTTTTTCAGAAAGGAGTTGAGCAGATATGGCAGAAGTTGATCTAACTAAGAAAAAACAAAGGGAGATCAAAAAAGAAATAAAGCGACTTGAAGAAGTTTACAGAGATATCGATATCAAGCGAAAAGACCTACTTCCGGGACTAATCGAAAATGCCGCTTTCACTCGAATAACACTGAAATATCTTGCCGAAGATTTGAAAGAAAATGGTACAACGGAAATGTTCAGCCAATCCGAAAATCAAACTCCTTATTCTAGACGCAGACCGGAAGCAGATTTGTACAATACCATGACCGGCAACTACCTAAAATTCATCAAACAACTAGATGATATGTTACCAAAGGCAGTTGAAAAACCAACAGAAAAAATTGATTTTTTGGACGATTTCGTAAATTCTCGTGATGAAATATGAGTCAAAAATTTAAAAAATACCCTCTAAATTATAACCCAATTTTAGAATACTGGGCCAAAATTGAGAGCGGAGAAGAAGTCGTATCAGAGAAAGTCAGAACAGTATATAAGAAACTCGCTTGGGATGTTGAACACCCTGGCGAGTATTTTTATAGCAACAAAAAAGCCAATCATATTTTAGAATTTGCTGAAAATTTTTGTAGAAATTCTAAGGGTAAATTTGGTGGTCAACTTGTCAAACTTGAGTTATGGGAAAAGGCATGGTTAGCTGCTACATTTGGCTTTGTTGGAATTGACGGACTTAGAAAATATAATCTATCTGTTTTAATCGTCGCTAAGAAAAATGGTAAATCTCTACTAGCCTCAATAGTCGGCTTGTATATGTTAATCGCAGATGGCGAACTGGGTCCGGAAGTGTACGCAGTAGCGACGAAGAAGGACCAAGCAAAAATAATTTGGCAAGAAGCAAAACGAATGGTCCGCAAGTCTGAATTTCTACTTGAGAAAATCAAGACTTTGCATAATGAACTTTCCTCAGAAGAATACAACTGTGGAATATTTAAGCCGTTGGCATCCGATAGTGATACCTTAGATGGCTTAAATGTGCATTGTTGCCTGATGGACGAACTTCACCAGTGGAAGAATGGCAGAGCCTTATTCGACATTATGTCAGATGGTACTGCCGGACGAGAACAACCTCTTGTTTTAATTACTACTACCGCCGGAACCATCAGAAATGACATATATGATGATATATATGACGATGCCAAAAATGCTATTAATGGTTTGTTTGATGATAATGGTTTTAAAGACGAACACAGCCTTTATGTTATCTACGAACTAGACAAACGCGAGGAATGGACCAACCCAAATTGCTGGAAGAAGGCAAATCCTGGACTTGGCACCATCAAAAAATTATCTACATTAAGAGATAAAGTTGATAAAGCAAAGAACAAGACCGAACTTGTTAAAAACCTTTTGTGCAAGGAATTCAACATTCCTGAAACTTCTGTACAAAGTTGGTTGACCTTCGAGGAACTCAACAATGAGAAAACATTCGATGTTAAAGAACTAAAGCCAAGGTACGGCATTGGCGGTGCTGACTTATCAAGTACTACCGACCTTACAGCAGCCAAAGTGCTTTTCTGTGTTCCAGGCGATGAACATATTTATTGCTTGTCTATGTACTGGATCCCTGCTGATTTGCTTGACAAGAAAGTAAAGGAAGATAGAATTCCTTATGATATTTGGGTAGATAAAGGCTATATGAGATTATCGCCCGGCAATAAAATTAATGCAAAGTGTGTAACAAAATGGTTTGCGGAAGTTCAAAACGAACTTGATATATATATCTACAAAGTCGGTTATGATTCTTGGTCTGCCGTCTATTGGGTTGACGAAATGGAAAACACCTTCGGCAATGTTATGGTGCCGGTTATTCAAGGCAAGAAAACTTTGTCAAACCCTATGAAAAACCTAAAAGCCGATTTGCAAAAGAAATTGATTGTTTACAATAATAATCCAATAGACAAGTGGTGTTTATCTAACACCGCTATTGATGAAGATATTAACGGCAATATTCAGCCGGCTAAAACTAGTAAGGCTACAAGAAGAATTGATGGTACAGCAGCATTGCTAGATGCCTATACCGTTCTGTGTAATAATCGTGATGAATATATGACCCTAATTTAGTGAGGCAAAACAGATGTTTGTTTTTGATTTTAGAGAGAAAAAGAAACTTGATACTGCAATTATCAACGAAATTTTTGGAATCAATGAAAGTTTTGAATTGCCAAAAGTATTACTTTCAAAATTGATGAATGAAAGTGAAAAAAACAAGCTCTGTGATAAATTACTTCAATACGATTTTGACTATAAGAATGACTGCTTAAGAGATTATTTTCAGGAGAATAACACAAACAGAAACGCATTGAAACAAGACTACACACCCGACTGCTTGTGTACATTAATCTCGAGATTAATGCCAAAAACGAAAAATATTATTGATATTTGTAGTGGTACCGGTGCTCTGACAGTTTCAGCAGACTATAATAATATAAATTATCAGTGTGAAGAGCTCTCCCAAATGAGCATACCAATTTTACTTTTAAATTTGTGTATTAGAAATTTAAAAGCGACTGTTTTGCAAAAAAATGTTCTAGAAAACAAGGTTGAAAAAGTTTATAAACTCGCACAAGGCGAAAAATATAGCAATATAACTGTTGCCGGTGGCTATGAAGAACAGAAAGTAAGTTGCGTAATATCTAACCCACCTTATTCCCTCTCTTGGAAACCGGTTACAGACGAAAGGTTCACCGGTTATGAGCTAGCGCCAAAAGCAAAAAGCGACTATGCTTTTGTGATAGATGGCTTATCAAGATTAAATGACAACGGCAAAGCCTTCTATATTCTGCCTCACGGCGTGTTATTCAGAGGTGCAGCTGAAGGGAAAATTAGAAAGAAACTTGTTGATAATAATTTAATATCAGCAATAATCGGAGTGCCGGACAAGCTATTTCTTAATACTCAAATACCGGTTTGTATTATTGTTTTTGATAAAGCAAAAAAAGATAACAAGATTTTATTTATAGACGCTAGCAAAGATTTTAAAAAGAATGGCAAACAAAATTTAATGACCTCAGAACAAATTGAAAGGATAGTAGAAACTTATCGTAACAGAAGAACTGTTAATAAGTTTGCTAGCCTAGTAAATTTGCGACAGATTATCGAAAATGACTATAACTTGAATATACCAAGATATGTTGATAATTATGAGCCTGAACCTTTACCACCAATCGGTGAAACAGTTAAGGAACTTGTAAATATTGATTTGCAAATTCAAAAACAAGAAAGAGAAATTGCTGAAATGATACAAGATTTTGAATTTGCTACACCGGAGCTGGAAGAAGAATATCAAAATAGTATAATGCCGTTTTTGAATTATCTTGATAAAAATCCGCTTGAGGAAGTTAACAAAAATTGGATTGCGTATCAGTCAATGGTTGCCATAGCTGAAGAATTACAAAATGAGCCTTCCGAGGTCGTGAAACTTTATGATGTTGCAGAAATTGAAAGAGTAAAGAAAAATCAAGTGTATTCAAAAGGCACTTTATATTTACAGTTTTCGGCTACTGATAAAACTATTAGATACTTAGGCAAGAGCTCCACTCTTGAAACTAAGTTCGGAATAATTAAGCCCAAAGGTATAAATTCAAAATATTTATATTTCATTTTGCAAAAAGAATTACCAAATTTTTTGGCAAGATACCTCTCCGGTATCAATATCAATCCCGACATTTTTAAATTTATGAAGTTTGAAATACATACTTCAGCAGTAGCACAAGCTAAAGTTGTTAAAGCTTTAGAACTTGCTGAACTTGCAGAACTTGCAGTTGACAAGTGGAAAGATTTTAAAAAATATCATCTTGGAATGATGTTCTGTTGAAAGGTGGTGAGATATTGAAGATAACTGATAGATTCAAGAATTTTTTTACCGGCAAGGTTAGAAAAATTAGCAGAGTTGATGTAATCAAGGATAACAATGTATTTTCGACTTGGGGCTTTAGTCCTTATGAAAATGATATTGTTCGTTCTTGCATTAATGCAAAAGCAAAAAGAATAGCAAAACTTACTATCAACCACATAAGAAGTTCGACGGATGAAAACGGTAATAAGGTGTTACAAATTAACCCTGAACCGTATATGAGATTTCTACTCGAAGAACCGAACCGGTATATGTGCATTACAGACTTTCTCAAGAAGTGTTCAGCGATTATGGACCTTACACAGAATTTACATATCCTTATCTTACGTGATGAAAATGATATGCCTTGTGAACTCTTCCCAATTTCTTGCTTATCTGCTACAGCAGATACGGACAAACAAGGAAATTTGTATTACACATTTAATTTTTCAAGAGGAAAGAGACTTTCCGTATCTGATAGAGATATTATTCATATTCGTGGTGATTTTGCCTTTGACGATGTTTTTGGTACAAGTAGAGCCAAGTCACTTTCCCCATTAATGGAAGTTGTGGAAACTACAGATAGAGGCATTATCAATGCTATCAAGAACAGCTCGGTAATTCGTTGGTTGTTGAAGTACACAACTGCTATGCGTGACGAAGATTTAAAAACTAACGCACAGCAGTTTGCTGATAATTACTTGAATATTTCTAGTGATTCTGTGGGCGTAGCTGCGGTGGACGCCAAAGCAGACGCTACTCAGATTAATGCACAAGACTATGTACCGAATGCAACACAGATGGAAAAGACAAGGATGAGAATTTTATCTTTATTTGGAATGTCTGAAAAAATATTGCAGGCAACTGCAAATGAAGATGAAGAAAATGCGTACTATGAAGCAGAGATAGAACCGTTTATCAAGGCGCTGCAAGAAGAAATGACAAGAAAGTTATTTACTAGAAGGCAGAGAGGTTCAGGAAATAAAATTTCTGTCGGCTCATTTAATTTACAAGGCGCATCATTATCTAGCAAGTTGCAGTTTATGAATTTGGTAGATAGAGGCGCATTGACAGTTAACGAATGGCGAGAAACTCTTGGACTTGGTCCGGTACCGGGTGGCGATAATCCTATTCGCCGACTTGATACGGCAACAGTAGTTGACCCTGAACCGACTCCAAACGGTGACGACGAAGGAGGTGATGAATAATGACAGAGATTAACGTTAAAGGTCCAATCGTCAATAATTCGGAAGAATGGATTTATAACTTCTTCGGCGAGGATTGCACGAGTGCTCATCGTATCGCTAGTGAACTAAAGAACGCTAACGGGGATGACGTTACAGTTAATATCAATTCCGGTGGTGGTGATATGTTCACTGCAAGCGAAATTTTTCAACTGCTCAATAACTACGAAGGTAATGTTACTATCAAAATCGTAGGTATTGCGGCAAGTGCTGCAAGTGTTATCGCTTGTGCCGGTTATAGTGAAATCGCACCAACTGCGTTAATGATGATTCACAATGTTTCAAGTGGTCTTTACGGGGACAACCGGGATCATCAGCACGAAGCTGAAGTTTTGAAAAAATGCAACAAATCAATTTCAAATGCCTACAGGCTAAAAACTGGTATGGCAGAAAGTGAGCTACTTGCGTTAATGAATAAAGAAACTTGGCTTACAGCAGAAGAGGCGGTTGAAAAGGGATTTTGTGACAAAATTATTGAAAATAAGCAAAATAGCAACAACGCTAACTTATCTTTTGTTGCATCAGTCGGTGGAATGATTGCACCGGAAAAAATCGCAAAAATGCAGAAGAAAAAGAAAGAAAATCAACTAAAAATTGAACTGCTTAATTTAAAGCAGAGAAAGGAATTTTAAAATGAAATTTAAGAATAAAAAAGACTATCTCGAACAGAGAGCAAATCTAATCAATGAAGCTAACAAAGCGAATGAAAACGGCGAACTAGACAAGGCTAGTGAGCTTGTTGCAAAAATTGAAAACCTTGACAAGGAATTTGAAAAGTTTGCACAGGTGCAGGCAAGTTTGAAGGCGCTAGACAACCAGCAGACACCTGCGCCACTGCCACTTGCCGGCAATGCAGGCGAAAGCGACGAAGGACCTGCTAACATTTTTGCAAGCGTTGAATATAGAAAAGCATTTATGAATTTTGTTCAGCACGGCACAGAAATTCCGGCTAAGTTCAAAAACGAAGTAACAACTTCTAGCACTGCCGGCTCTATCGTTCCGACAACTCTATATGAACAGATTATTACCAAACTTGAAAACTATGGTACATTTTACGCTAAGGTATTTAAAACTAATTATGAATCAGCTATTGCTTTCCCAACTTTAGCAGTTAAGCCGGTAGCGAGTTGGGTTGATGAAGACAAAGGCGCCGACAAGCAGAAAGTTGAAACAAGCAAGATTACATTTATGGCTCACAAGCTCAACTGCAAAGTTTCATTCTCACTGTTTATGCAGGTTACAAGTCTTGAAATCTTCGAAAGCCAGTTTACAGATTTAATGGCTCAGGCGATGGTAAAGATGATTGATAAGGCTATTATCAACGGTACCGGTACTGGATGTCCTAAAGGTATCTTAACAGAAACAACTAGCAAGGTTGTTAATGTGACTAAAGCAGGCAAACTAGATTATAAAACTCTAATTAGTGCAGAAACACTAGTCGAAGATGTATATAGCGAATCAGCTGAATATGTTATGACTCGTGCAACATTCTTCCAGTTCCTCGGCATGACAGACTCTAACGGTCAGCCTATCGCTCGTGTGAACCTTGGTTTAGATGGTAAGCCACAGTTCCAGCTACTGGGCAGAAATGTAAATACAATTAGTGAGGACGCTATCAAGAGTTATACAGATAGTCCAGCTAGTGACATTACATTTGCCGCTATCTTTGATTTTAAAGACTATGTATTTAATGAGGCACTAAGTCTTACAACTAATATCTACATTGACAATGATACCCATAACAAGGTACTAGATATGGTTATGCTTGCTGATGGTAAAGCAGTTAGAACTGATAGTCTAGTTAAGCTAGTTAAAAAATCTGCGTAATTGATTAAGGAGGTTAAATAATGGCCTCACAAGACATTATTAAGGCGGTCAAATTATCGTTGCGACTTACAGCAGATGTATTTGACAGTGAAATATCTATGTTAATTGACTCCTGCACTTTGGATTTACAAGGTGCAGGAGTTTCAATATCTTCAACTAATTCTGCGTTAATCACTCAAGCGATTGTTTTTTACTGCAAAGGAAATTTTGGCGACGGCGACGATAGATTTATTCAACAATATGAAAAATTAAGGGACGCAATTGCAAATCGCAAAGGGGTGGACAGTAATGTTTGATTCTGTCGCAACTTTAGTCAGTGAAAGAATTGACTTTGACGAACTAGGCAACGAAAAAATCATTACAGCAGAAAAACAAATTTTCTGTAACAAAAAATCTGTAAATCAAAGTGAATTTTTCAAGGCGAGTGAAGCAGGGCTAAAGCCTCAGCTGATGATTTTAGTTTTCGCAGTTGACTACAACGGTGAGAATAAAATCAAAGTTGATGATAAAGTTTACTACATTTATCGAACTTATCAAAAAACTAAAGATAAGTTAGAACTATATCTATCAACGAAACTTGTTGACGGTGTACAGAATGAATATTGATGTTAGTAGTTTTGCTGATGAAATTGCAAAGCAGATGAACACCTACACCGAAGAAGTTACTGAAGAACTTGAACAAGTTATTCAAGACGATGCGAAAATTTTGCGCGACGAACTAAAAAGCACTTCACCGGTCAAAACTGGTGATTATAAAAAAGGCTGGCGACTCAAAAAAGTAAAACAAAATGGTCATTATACCGTTATCGTGCACAATGCTACAGATTACCAGCTGACACATCTGCTTGAAAAAGGTCACGCTCAAAAAGGTGGAGTGGGTAGAGTTAAAGCCTATCCCCACATCGGTAGTGCAGAAGAAAAAATCGTACCTAAATTTATAAATGATGTTGAAGAAATTTTGAAAGGTTGATTAAAATGAGCAAAACGAAACTTAAAGAGGTTATCAAAGAATTAAAAAATAATAAAATAGCGTGTGCTCATTTGTCATTTAGTAAAAAGCAAAATCTACCTTATACGATATGGACCACAGACGAGGTTGAGTGTACTTGTGCTGATGGTTCAATCGCTTACAAGGAAGAAACTATTGCCTTAGAAGTATATTTTGATAAAAGAGATACAGAAACAACAAAGAAAGTTGAAGAAATATTAAATGCCGCTTGTGGAACTTATGATACAAGCGGCGAAATATATATACAGGACGAAGGCGTTTGCGAAGTAATTTACTACTTTGCAAGTGCCTGATTTTTTATTATACAAGGAGGAAAACAAATTGAAAAAGACGATTGTAAAAAACGGTTATGCTCTACTAACTACCACTTGGACAGAAGGTAAAGCAAAAGACACATACGAAAAAATCACATGGTTAGACTCAGCGGAAGCCGGATGTAGTTCTTTTGAAGCCGATCCACAAGGCGACACATCAGAAGTTTTTGCTGATGGTCAGTGTGTTTACTCTCAGGAAGAAAATGGTGGATACTCAATTAAGACTACTATTATTGACGCTATCGACAAGGTGAAAGAAGTTTGGCTTGGCGATAAGAAGCACACTAAAGGTACGGCGGAATATGCAGGCTCAACAAAGCCTTGTTTTGCTTATTTAATTATCGAAGAAACCACAGACGGCAAAGGCAAGACTACTGTATACTACAACTGTCAAGCATCACGCCCTAAGCTGTCCGGTTCAACAAGCGAAAACGGCAAGTTCGATTTTAAGCAAACAGAATTTGAGCTTGCTGCTAGAAAAAGAATGTCTGACAATCTTGTTAAAGCAGAATTTGACGGTATGGAACTACTAGATCAGGTGCCACTTCCTACCGAGGAGGTTGCTGCGTAATGGAAAAAACAATCACAATCGATGGCAAGAAAGTAAGATTCAGAAATAGTGGAGCAGTAATGCTACGATATAAAATGCAGTTCGGCAAGGAATTCCTTGCCGAACTTGCACAGATGGAAGAAGCAATACAGACTAGAAAGATTAAAGGCAAAGATACTGTAATTAGTTACGATATTGAAAAATTCAATCTTGAAGTAATGTACAACATTCTTTGGACCTTAGCGAAGAACGCCGATAACTCAATTCCTGAACCACTTGAATGGCTTGACTCATTTGAAGAATTTCCGGTTTTTGATATTTTCTCTCAGATTGAAGAAATCTTATCTAATGACTTAAAAATCGATAGAAAAAACGCGTAAACGGTGTTGGGTCAAGTTCTAACGGCGACACAATGACAACAGAAGAGCTGTTAGCGTGTTTAACCGTTAGAGGGCTGAACACCGTTGACATGGACAACCTCACCATCGGGATGTGCTTGAATTTCATTCGGTCTTATGACCGATTTGATACGGTCCGTAAAGGTGGAAAATGGGAAGACCCTGAATCGGCTTATAAGATAGCGAAGAAAGCGCTGCCAATCGTAAAAAAAAGATACGAGGAAGGTGTTATTTCGGAGCAAGAATATCGCAGTTATGTATCTGAGATAGAAGAATATGAAAGGGGCTGAGCGTATTGGCATCATCAATTAAAGGAATTACAGTCAAACTTGGAGCTGATACAACAGCTCTATCCACTGCACTTAAAGATGTTGACAAAGAATCGAGGAATTTACAAACTGAGCTAAAAACAGTTGAAAGATTATTAAAACTTGATCCAACGAACACTATTCTGCTGGGACAAAAACAAGAATTACTTGCAAAGCAAGTCAACAGTGCTAAAGATAAACTTAAGCTACTATCAGATGTACAAGAACAGATAAAAGATAAATTTACTCAAGGAGAAATTGATGAGGGACAGTATCGAGCATTTGAGCGTGAAGTCGCAAAGACTCAAGGTGAATTAAAGAAATTTAGTTCAGCGGTAGAAGAAACTGGCACTAAGTCTAGTAATGCTGATGAAGAAATTAAAGACACAAGCACAGACTTGCAAAAAACCGGTGCAGAAGCAAAAAATGCAAAATCAAATCTTCAAAATGTAGGAAACGAATTTGATAGTGCAGGAAAAAAAGCAAACAAAACCGGTGATGAAATTAAAAAAGTCGGCGAAAAATCTAAGACGAGCAAAACTTCTGTTAAGGATGTCGGCGATGCAGTAGAAAACGCAGGAAAGAAAGCCAAAGACGCTAAAAGTGGTTTTACAATTTTTAAAGGTGCAGTTGCAAATTTGGTTTCAAGTGGTATATCTTCAGCAGTATCAGGGTTAAAAAGTCTTGCTACTGAAACAATCAACACTGGCAAGAGTTTTGAAGCTCAAATGTCAAAGGTTGCTAGTATTGCGAATACGGACAAAGCAGGACTTGATAAACTAACAGACTCAGCGAAAAAAATGGGTGCAAGTACAGTTTTTACGGCTGAAGAATCAGGACAAGCACTTGAGTACATGGCAATGGCCGGTTGGAATGTAGAACAATCTACATCAGCATTAAGTGGTGTTTTGAACTTGGCGGCTGCAAGCGGCGAAGACTTAGGAACTACTTCTGACATTGTTACAGACGCAATGACTGCCTTTGGGCTCAAGGCAAGTGAAGCAGACCATTTTGCTGATGTGTTAGCAAAAACCGCAACATCAGCGAATACCGACGTTGGCAAAATGGGCGAAACATTTAAATATGTAGCCAGCTTGTCTGGCTCACTTGGATATAATGTTGAAAATGTTGGCGAGCAAATCGGTTTAATGGCTAACAATGGTATCAAATCAACTCAGGCAGGTACATCTCTAAGAGCTATTATAACAAGACTATCAACAGACGCTGGCGCATCAGATAAGAGTCTTGGTGCACTAGGAACATTAACAGAGAAACTTGGTGTACAATTTTATGATTCTAGCGGCAAAGCTAGAGCACTATCTGATGTTATTAATGAGTCAAGGCAAGCATGGCGAGGATTGACCGCAGAGGAACAAACTAACTATGCGAAGAAGATTGCAGGCACTGAGGCTATTTCGGGCTGGATGGCATTAATGAACAGTAGTGAAACAGATGTTAACAATCTTTCGTCTGCATTAAAAAGCTGTAACGGTACAGCTGAAGAAATGGCTAACGGAATGATTGACAACTTGGACGGTGATATGAAAATTCTATCGTCTACTTTCCAAGATTTTCAAATTTCAATTTTTGAAAATGCTGAAAGTCCGCTCAGAGATATGGTTCAGACTGTTTCAAGTGATGTAATTCCGGCTTTAAAGGGTATGGTAACAGGTGTTAAAGGTTCGGACAAAGAATTTGGCAACGCAATAGGCAAATTAGTCAATACTATTTTAAGCAACTTAATACAAGCATTGCCTCAAATTATCAATGTAGGTATGTCACTAATTACTACTCTAGCAAATGGCATATTACAAGCAATCCCAAAGCTAACTGCTACAGTGGTTAAAATTGTTCCTCAACTGATAACTTCGTTAACTCAACAAATTCCGAGATTTATACAATCGATCATTACTAGTGCTAATCAACTTGTGCAACAGTTACTTGCATTTTTTATTAACTATTTCCCAACATTTATTAATCAAATTTATAACACAACTATGGAAAGTTTACCTCATATTATTAGTGGTGTGATTAATATGTTGTTGGGTATTGTTGACGCCCTGCCACAAGTGATTGACGCTATTTTAACCGCTTTACCGACAATGATAGACTCAATAGTCACTGCATTAACTAATGCAGTGCCACAAATAATTAACGGTGCAATTAAAATGTTAATGGGCATTATCAAAGCAATACCTAAGATAATTTCGGCAATTGTAAAAAATCTACCAAGAATTATTACTTGCATTGTAAACGGTTTAATTAATAGCATTGACGCGATTATTAAAGGTGGCATTCAGCTGATGATGGGCTTAATTAAAGCAATCCCAATTTTTATTACAAAGCTAATACCACAGATACCAAAAATTATTATTACTATTGTAAAAACATTGATTAAAAACTTACCAACACTGATTAAAGGCGCCGTACAGTTATTTATGGGTATTGTCAAAGCGATCCCAAAAATGCTTGTGGAACTTGTTAAAAATCTACCTCAAATTATTGTTGCGATTGTCAAAGGCTTAGCGTCATTGGGTAAAGAAATGTGGAACATTGGTAAAAATGTTGTACAAGGCTTGTGGAGCGGTATTAAAAACTGTGTAAAATGGATTAAAGACAAAATCTCAGGTTTTGTTGACGGAGTAGTTGACGGAATCAAAGACTTCTTCGGCATCCACTCACCTTCAACAGTTATGCGTGATGAGGTCGGCCGATTTGTTGGTGAAGGTATCGGTGTTGGTATTGCAGACAGCACTAAAGGTGTTGTAGCAAACGCGAAAGACCAAATGAGACAAGTAGTCGACGCCTACAGCAGTTTTGATATGCCAACTCTGACACCTGCAGTAGCCGGTATTGCAACAAACTCAAGCGGTCAGCTTGTAGCTGATAGCAATGTTTTGCAGTCAAATGCAAATCAGCAAGGTTCAAACGGTATGACTTTTAATCTTAATGTTGATAATTTTAATAATTATAGTGATAGCGATTTACAATCTATCACTAGAAGAATGTCAGAACTGCTAGCTGCCGATATTGCTCAGCAGCAGAAAGCGTGGTGATATAGATGTTTGATTTAAAATTCAAGGACAATTGGTTAAGCGAACTTGGCGGAGTGGTTGAAGAACAGAAGAAACGCAAGTTTGCGATGCCAAACATTGAACTAGTTGACATCCCAGGACGAAGCAAGAAAGTTGTTAAAAATAATTTGTCGTATAATTCAATTGAGCTTGAAGAACAGATTGCCTTTCTTCCTACGCTCTGCAAGCTAAATATTGCAGAGCTAGGAAAAAGGCTATCTGAATGGTTTATCGGTACTGAATATAGTCAACTATATCTAGATTATATGGAAGGTTGTTTCTATAACGCTATAGTTACTGATATATCTGATTTACTAGCCGGTAATGCCGGTATTATGAGGACTACCGTAAAATTCACTTGTGAACCGTTTTTGTACTCTTACGAGGGGCAAAAGGCTATTGATGTTAGTAGTGCTACTCTTATAGCACCAATAACACTTTACAATCCTGAGCAAGAAATATCATATCCCAAAATTTTAATTTCTGTCGAGGGAGAAAATAAGACAATTACATTCTACGCGAACAGACGCACTTTTACGGTCAAAAACATCACCGGTTCTGCCATTATCGACACAGAAAATCGAAATTGTATTATGAATAGCGAAATTCATAACGAATGTGTAAATGGCGTGTATTTTCCGACCCTCTCAACTGGCTTAAATTCTATTAGTGTTCAAGCTAGTTCAGGGACAAAAGTCAAAATCATCCCGAATTGGAGGCGATTATAGTGTTACCAATTTTGTACAGCGAAAACTCTACAAAAGAAGAATTGCTTAACACAAACGGTCTAGGAGTTTTAACAACATGTACAGAATGCACCGTCACGGAAGAAAGAAATGGCATTTTTGAATGCTCAATTACTGTAGTTATCTCCGATAATGACCCACTATCAAAAAAAGTTGAAGTCGGAAAATTTGTCAAGTTAAAGGCTAACCCTCAGCAGGTCCCACAGATTTTTGAACTATATTCAGAAAATTCAACGATTACGGACAGAAAGAGAACTTTTGCCGGCAGGCATATTCATTATTTTTTGAATTACAATTTAATTCAAGGTGGATATTATTTAGCTACAGACAGTCATTTTTCATACGGTGTGCACACCGGCACACCGAAAGAAATTTTTGATTTTGTATATAGTCAAAATTTTGAAAATGGTGCAATATTTAAAGACAAAGAATTTATTTTTGCAAGTGACATTACAACAGAATCAGACAAAGTAGATATACACTCCATTCGCACAATTGGAGATTTTCTTGGTGACGATTCCAAATCACTATTGCAAATTTTTAAAGGAGAATTCAAATGGAATAACTTTGATATTAGTTTTTTGAAGTCAAGAGGAACAGAAAAAGATCTTGTAATTAAATATGGCGTTAACCTTAAATCTTTTCAGCAAGAAAAGAATATAGAGAAAATGTACACACACATCTATCCGTATGTGAAAGTTGAGCTTAGCAAAGATACTTCAACGAATGAAATCGTATACGGAATTCTTAACCTTCACCGGAACGGCGGACCTTATGTGTACCCTCTTATTAGTGACATAACTTTTCACCGAAAAATTTTAGAATTGGATTTAACGGAGACACTTAAATCTAAAAAAATGGATATGAACACGCCGGGCGCAACCGTTTATCTTAACATTTACAATGCAACAGAAGCGTATTCTAAAGCAAATCAATTGACAGTACCGAAGGTATCTTTAACTATTACAACAGAAAGCGAACTCGAAGAAATGAAGAATATAGCGTTGTGTGATATTGTATCAGTATATTTTCCAACTTTGCAATCGACTGCAAAGGCAAAAGTAACTAAAGTAGTATTTGACTCTCTATTAGAGCGATATACAACTATCGAGTTAGGCACACCTAAAAAATCTTTAGCAAATTTATTTAAAAAGGAGAAATAAATATGCAACTGCAACATCAAAAAATCACTCTAGATGTTAATGACACTAGAGCGTTTACGGTACTCAATGCCCATCAGGGCGACAGCAAGACGAGATTTATCGACATCACTCTCACAGAAAATGGAAATACTATCACCTTATCTAGTAACTATGTAGCGACAGTCAAAGCAAGTATTAATAACAAAACTAAAGCAGTCAATACTGCTGTAGTTAATACAACAAATAATGTTATCACAGTTGAATTAACTAAGATTATGTTGGATACGCCGGGACTACTGAATTGCGAAGTTGTCTTGCAAGACAATCAACAGTTTGTAACTTCAGCAACTTTTATTGTGAAAGTTGCTGAGTCTGTAATCTCTGATGAATCAGAAATTGTTGCAAGTCGAGAGTTTGGAAAGTTGCTTGACGCACTAATCGAAATCAAAGACATTGAAGATAAAGCTGATAGAGTACAGACACTTGTTGATAATATTGACAAGCTTAAAAGTGCTGATGATATTATCAATAGACTTATCACGTCTGAAACTAACATAAAGCAAAATGCGACAGACATATCTACAACTTCGACCGGCTATTACAATCTACATTACAATTATAAAATTGGTTCAATTGACAAAGCAACCGGCGAAGAAAAAGATGGGTCAGCTTTCATAACAAATAAACTCGACCTATCACAATATAGCAATGTGATAATTACAACGGATAGACCAACATTATATGCTAGTGTTTTTGAATATGATACTAACGATAAGTTTGTCAAACCTATTGCAGATACCAAAAACAAAATTATATTTAGTCCTGTCGCTGGATATAAGTACATTATTTGGCTTTGGTACGGTGGTACGGACTTTAGTAAGATTGCAGAAGCACATATCAAAGGAAAAAGTATTAATACAATCGCAGAAAATGACACAAGATATGCATTAGCAAACGAAATTTGTAAACTTGATTTACCGGACGCTTTTTATATTCAAAAAGGCGGGACACTTGAACTATTTAAATATGGGATGTACTACAGCAGCTATGAATATGTTGAGAACAAATATAATGTAAGACTTGTCAATTTGTCAGGATATATTACAGAATATAGTGACAAAATTACTATCAAATGTCCTGCTGACTACACAGATGAGACTTTGAGAAAACCTAACGATTTACCATTATTTCAACTTTTAGACAGATTTGGCAAGGTGATTGACAGTAAAAGAGTTAAAATCTATGTTGCTGACATATCAGCACTTGCTAATACTACAAGACGCATTATGTATCTTGGTGATAGCTTTACAGGTATGGCAGTAAGGAGTGGTGAAACTGCTAACTTAATAAGTCAAACTACTTTAACAGACACAAAGCTAATTGGTAGGTCAATTGGTCAAGGTAGCGGTAATAAATTCACTGGAACAGGTGGATATAGCTGGGCAAACTACACCGAAAATCCTAATACTTTACCATCTGCATACCCAAACAACTATCTTTGGGTTGATAGCTACAACAATATCTCAATGAAACATTTTGTCCAAAACGCTTTGAACGAAACACAACTTGATTATCTTGTAATTCTGCTAGGTTGGAACGATTACGAAAACGGTGCTTTTGCAAGTAAATTTAATTGGTCTGACTTGAAAACGAGAGCCAAAAAGTTGATTGAAAACACACACATAGGTTTTCCAAATTGCAAAATCATACTTGAAAGCTATCATTATATGTACCCTCATTATCGCAAATCGTATGGTAACACAATGCCACAGGTTCGCCAAAATAAATATGTATATGACTTAAACAAACTATATCAAGAGATTGCTAATAGTTACGATTACGTAACTTTTGTGCAAATGAGTTGTCAAGTCGATGTATTACACAATATGACAATGGAAAATACAAAAGTAAACAAAAGGTCTGAAAAAACAGTTGAGTATTGTAAAGATTGCGTACATCCAGCAGACGAAGGCTTTTATCAATATTCAGACGCCGAATTTACAGCATTAACTTATTTAATGACAAAGGAAGGAGAGTTAAAAAAATGAAAATGAATTTTTTACAAGGAATTTTTACAGCTGTATCAGCAGCAATAGCTGCTTATCTTAATATCTTGTTAGTACCACTTATTGTACTAATAGTAGTAATGATTATTGATTACTTGTCAGGCATGGCTCAAGCATATGTTAGTCATACACTTAATAGCCGTATCGGTGTCATTGGCATCTTAAAAAAGGTCGGTTATCTTGCAACTGTAGCAGTTGCTATTATCGCAGATTACATAATCTCAGAGGCTCTAATGCTATTAGGGACTGATATTAAACTAAGCTACTATATCGGTTTAGTGGTAACGATTTGGTTTATCATCAATGAGTTAATCTCAATCCTCGAAAATTTGGCTGAAATTGGCACTCCAATTCCTAAATTTTTGACAAATATCATTAAACGGTTAAAAGTAACAGTTGAAAAGAAAACAGACGCAGAAGAAAGTAAGGATGAATAATGAGTAACAGTAAACTTGTAAGTGTAACTAAATTAAGTCCAAATCATTCAGGACAGAGAACCCACACCATTGACAGGATCACACCACATTGTGTGGTTGGTCAGTTGTCAGCTGAATCTATTTGTAATTGCTTTACAAGCCCATCAAGAGAGGCAAGTTGCAACTATGGTATTGGCACAGATGGTAGAGTAGCACTTGTTGTTGAGGAGAAAAACCGTAGTTGGTGTTCTTCTAGTAACGCAAACGACCAGAGGGCTATTACCATTGAATGTGCTAGTGGACTTGAAGAACCTTATGCTATGAATCGTAAAGTATACAAATCTCTTGTGAATTTGTGTGTTGATATTTGCAAGAGAAACAACAAGAAGAAGCTACTGTGGTTCAATAGTAAAAGCAAGTCGCTAAGCTACAAGCCTAAGTCTGATGAAATGGTGCTAACTGTCCATAGATGGTTTGATAATAAGAGTTGCCCAGGCAATTGGCTCTATGGTCGATTAGGCAAGTTGGCGAAAACTGTAACTAAGAAACTACAGAAAAAAGAGAAATTTAAACTACAAGGTAATGCAGGACTGTATAAGTACGGTTTTAAGGACCCAATCGGTAATGCTAGTGCAAAACTTAAAACTTTAAAAAAAGGTAAAACAGTAACGGTACTATCTGATGACGGAGCCGGATGGGTTAAAGTCAAGGCCGGCAACACAGTAGGTTGGATGGCCGGCAGCCATTTAGGAAGTAGTTACAGTCACTCTAACTACAAGACTATCACTATCAAGGCTGGTACTAGAGTGCGTAGACTTGATAAGTTTGAAAAAAAGTTTGAGACTGATACAAAAATCGAATCAAGTCACAAGTGCAGAATTATCTGCACTATTGAAAGTGGAAAGTATAAAGGCTGCAAGTACGCAAAGTTACTTGACTCCGACAACGCAGGCAGAAGTTATTACATTTATTAATTATAAAGCATAAGAAAAAGGCTACTCGATTGAGTAGCCTTTTTTTGCTTTTGTTACTTAATCAGCAAGATTAAGCAACAATTGATAAAATTCGGCATAATCATCAGCAAAGGTACTGCCTTTAGCTTCTGCACTTTCCTTGATTCTGTCAAGCACATTATTAATGCTTTTTTCTTGTTCTGCGTCAAAATCATTTTGATATGCTCTTTTTAATAGAGTTTTTGCTAAATTTTCAGGCTTGATTTTCATAGTTACTTTCCTCACTTTTTTATTTTTTGATAAGGATTGTTTTTTTATTTCCTTTCCTTATCTTTGATTATATTATACACTAATTAGAGTATAAAGTCAAGTGTTTTTTCAAAATTTCTTTAATTTTTTCAAAAAATTATAAAAAAATAGCCAGACTTATCGTCTAGTTATTTTAAATTAAATTGTTAATAAATCTTCATATCTACAATCAAGTGTTTTCGCGAGTCTATAAATTGTAATTGCATAGACTCGATTTAGATCTTGAGCGTTTTGCTCATATTTTTGTATGAGTCTAATGCTAAGGCCAGTTTGCTCCGCAAGTTCCGCTTGAGTTAGTCCCTTTTTAATTCTTAATTCTTTTAAAGTCATTTTTTTTAATCTCCCTCAATAATTTCATTAAACCTCTTTGCGATTAATTTCCACACATCTTGACCATACACGTTTTCTAGCAGTGGACGAGATTGAAATTTAATCGCAGTAACATAAATTCCCCAAGCATTGGCGTCTACTTCTTCAGGACGCTTAGCATAATCTTGCAAGTTAGAGTATTTTTGTTTAACTAACTTACAGTAGTTAGTTTGAATTTGCCACAGATGCCGCATTTCGTGGGAAATCACCCACCAAATTTCCATAGGACTTTCCCATTTTGTTGAAGTATTTACGCCTATAGTGTTAATCTTTTTTGGGTCCACACCGGCCTTTGTGGTCGGTGTGTTAAATTCTGTAGGTGGTTCATAGTTAACAGTAGGCTTAGGTAGGCTCAATTTCTTACAGTTGAACGCTACTGCCTCTTCAATGGTTTTCTTCACGTTCATTACTCAACCTCGTTTCTACAGTAATTGAAGAATACGTTGTGAACCTCGTAAGGGTCAGCACCAGGCTTCATTAGATCTCTCTTGTAGATGGTATAGGACTTACCATCTACAATACCTTTGAACCATAAACCTTTAGCTGAAGTTCCTTGAACTGTCTTGCCATTAGTTCCGTTGGTGTTAGGCGTTACCAAAACACCATTCATATAGATTCGATTGTTTTTGATTTCAACTTTCATTTTATTTTCCTCACTTTTTTATTTTTTGATAAGGATTGTTTTTTTATTTCCTTTCCTTATCTTTGATTATATTATACACTAATTAGTGTAGAAAGTCAAGTGTTTTTTCAAAATTTCTTTAATTTTTTTAAAAAAATTATAAAAAAATAGCTAGACTTATCGTCTAGCTATCATTCCGAACACACAAGCCACATTGGATATAATGTAGTTCGTATGCTGAGCATTATGGCAGGGCATAGCGTTCCGTATGCGAACTTTTTCTTCTGCTTCAAATTTTTTTAAATCTTCACAAACAGTCGCATAATCTACAGTATTCGCACTGTTAGAGCCATTAAAATAAATAACAATCTTGTCATCGTAAAGATAT